GTGGATTTACAATATTCAATACTTATGGTTCTAATTTCGGGTTATTTGGGCAAGGTTCTTACTTTACTAATGACCGTGAAGTCGCGGAATCTTATACGGATAAGGGCAAGGGTGACAAGAAGCAGGTGTATGGCGTATTCTTGAATATACGTCACCCGTTGGACATAAATAGCCATAATATTGCTGAAGGCTGGAAAGAAGCATTGCCAGATGATATTAGCGTGGAGATAGGTGAAGACTCTACGAATGAAAGTGTATATAAAAGTGTTTTAGAATCTTTTGAATATAATGAATATCCAAAAAACGAGGCGCAAGAGATATTGTATGATTTACCTGTATCATTAGGTTATGACGGCGTTACCCATATTGGTGGTGGCCGATATAATGATAAAGATGGTACTCGACATCGGGTTTGGATAGCCATGGAGCCAGCACAGATAAAATCGGCGACGGATAATAATGGCGAATTTTCCGGCGATAATGGTGACATTCGTTTTCGGTTTGAAGATGGAAATGAAAGTCGTTATGATGAGGCTATTCGTGTACAGAATGATTTCGCATCTCGTTATAATAGCGGGGATATACTTATTATCAAGGATGCTGATACGGCAGTGGAACAGGCTAAAGCGGTTGGTATTATTGATGATCGTTTTTTGAATGACATAAAAGAAATAGCTTCCGATGGGGAAACATCTGCGTTCTATTCTCCATTTTATGATAGAATACTTATATTTGCAGAGAATGGAAGTGGGGATTATGAGTCTTCATTATTTCATGAAAACTTCCATCGGGCAATTCGCAAGCTAGAACTATCAGAGGAAGATATAAATGGATTGTTTGCGCTTGTTTATCCAACGAAAAAAGCAAAGTTTGATAAAGCCTTAGAAGTTTATAAGCAACTTGGAGAAAGTGAGTTGGCAGCTAAGGAGGAATGTGTTGTCTACTCATTAGAGGTTGGGATATATCAAGGATTCGATAAATTCTTTGGCCCCATACAGAACAACGAGGTTGTAACTAAAATACTAGATTTTATTGGTTATGAAAAAGAAAATGAAAGAGGAAGAAGATTACTTCGACAAGAATTGGGAGCGGATGCTGAATTGCGGGACGATGAAGCTCCGCATAGCAATGAGGAAAAGAGCGGAAGCGGAAGGACTGACTCTGGAAGAATACGAGAAGAAGATGGAGCAGAATCTGAAAGAAAAAGAAACGAAGCAAGAGACGAAATAAGCTCTTCTGTAAAGTCTCTATCCAGTGATTTGAATACTCTTGTGCGTATTGTGCGGGATGTGAATGAACTGACGGATTCAGATAGTGATATGCTACAACATAAACAGGAATCTAAAGGGTGGTTTGACCCGAAGACTGGTGAAGTTGTGTTTGTGCTTCCGAATGCGAATAGTGTGGAAGATGCACAAGCTACTATACTTCATGAGGTAGTGGCTCACAAGGGACTTCGCGAAATGTTCGGGGAAGAGTTTGATGTGTTTTTGGATGATGTATACAGGGGGGGAAGCGAAGAAATACGAGATCGCATTAATCGTTTGGTTCATAAAAATAAGTTTGATATCCGAGTTGCTACGGAAGAGTATTTAGCTTCTCTTGCAGAGCGGGGATTTGAGGATGTTCATGAAAGGAGTGTTTGGGAGAAGATAAAGAAGTTTTTCTCTGATATGCTTATACGGGCGGGGATTAAATTGCCGAAGTCTTTACGAGATGAGGATTTGAGGTATATTCTATGGAAATCAATGAATCGTCTGAGAGATGGAGACGGCATTGTGGAGAAGGCGGATAGGATTGCGAAAGATCGTGAGGTGAGTGACCGGATATTTAGGTTCAGGGAAGAAGACACAGATGAGCGGGAGGAGAAAGATATTGCGAAGAGAGAGTATGAGGATGCTTTAGATAAGACAAAGAATAGAATGTATCGATGGAAAGAGGCTTATCAAGACAGTATGCTTGCGCTGAAAAAACTACAGGATGCCATCGTTAAAGAATCGGGAGAGGTCTTAAAATATTTCGAGGATGCTTATATGGCGGAAAATCAAATGAGCAGCAAGAGCGCATTTGAAACAGAAGTGTATAAGGATAAGTTTCTTCGTCCGATGTTGGATGCTATCAAAGCGATTACGGATAAAAAGGTGAATCGTGATGAAGTCAATGCTTATGTGATGGCGAAACATGGACTTGAAAGAAATATTGTGTTTGCTAAACGGGATGCGGAACAAGCTGCTAACGATGAGTTTGATGAAAAGATCTCTGATGTCAACAGATTACTCGATAAGGGTGATATCAGCTATGATGAGTGGGAGGAAAAGTTAGATGGATTGAATATTCAGAAGAAGGATTTCTATGAGGAGCAATATATGATGAACCGCATGAGGGATTATTCGGGACTTACACAACTTACTGAAGAAGAGGAAGACTATGAAGAGGCTGCAAAGGAGATTGTGGACCAATTCGAGGAGGCTCATGGAGAATTATGTGATCAACTTTGGGAGAAGATTAATCTGGCGACAAAGAATACGCTAAAGAAGTCATACGAAAGCGGATTAATGACAAGGAGTACCTATGACAAGGTGAGAAATATGTTTGAGTATTATGTTCCGTTGCGTGGATGGAATGATAAAATAGCCAGTGATGTGTATGAGTATATGTTATCTGAGCGTTCCGCTTTTCAGGCTCCTGTAAAAGCTGCTTTAGGTAGGGAATCTCAGGCTGATGATCCGTTTGCTAATATTGGGAATATGGCTGAAAGTGGTATACTCCAAGGAAATAGAAATCTGATGAAGCAGAAGTTCCTCAATATGGTTCTGAACCATCCTACGTCTTTGACTACGGTGAAGACGATGTGGTATGAAAACGCCGGTTCCAGCGAAAATCCTAAATGGGTACAGTCTATTCCAGATATTTCTGTTGATGCTACAGCGGATGAAATAGGTAATGCTATTGAAGCTCATGAATCGAGAATGAATGAGTTGAGAAAGAATGGGATGGCTACCAAATCTATCAATGGGATAAAGCTTGACTATCGTGCTTCTACACGTGAGAAGAATGAACATACAGTAGTTGTGAAAAGCGGAGGAAAAGAGTATGTGATTTATATTAATGGTAATCCGAGAGCTTCCCAAGCTATTAACGGATTGACTAATCCAGACGCATCGGATCATAAAATGATGCAACTTATTGGAAGGTTGAACAGACAACTGGCCGCTAACTTTACTACTAGGAATCCAGCTTTTGTATTGAGTAATATGAGTAGGGATGTTATCTTCTCTACATCTGCTATCTGGGTAAAGGAGGATTGGAAGTATGCTAAGCGTTTCGATAAGAATATAGTAAAGAATATTGGTGCTATTGCCGGACTAATGGCACGGTATAAATCAGGCAGACTAGACATGCGTAATTCTAGAGACAGGCATTTCCTTGAATTTTTGGAAAATGGCGGAGAAACCGGATATACTGCATTGCATAATGTGAATGAGTACAAGAAGATGATGGATCGACATGTGAAGAAGTCGAATGGAACGTTGGGGAGCGTATCTTCCGGTATGCATGCTATTGTTGATGCTGTTAGCTTTATGAATCGTTGCGCTGAGAATGTGAGTCGATTTACGACTTATCAGACTAGCCGAGAAATGGGGAGGGGTATCTCTGAATCTATCGAGGATGCTAAAGAGGTTACAGTGAATTTTAATAAGAAAGGGGCGGGTGGACTTGGAGCCGGAACATTTAAGAGCTTATTCTTATTTTTCAATGCAGCAGTACAGTCGTTGAATAACTTCAAGGAGCTTCATGGGAGGAGTAAATCTAAATTCTATACTTCCATTGGAGGATTTGCAGCTGCCGGTATATTGATGCCAATGATTAATAATGCTATTATCGGAATGCTGATAGGTGATGGTGATGATGACATGACTGATGAAGAACAAGCGGAATGGATAAGAAAAAGGGATGCTTATGATAATCTTCCTGAATGGGTCAGACGAAGTAACTTTTGTATTTGGACAGGGGGTGAGCGCTTTATAACTATTCCCTTACCCATTGAATTAAGAGCGTTTTACGGATTGGGGGAAATGTGGTATCAGATGGGAAAAGGCAATATGAACGGGATTGACGGGAAAGTAGACGTAAAAAAAGCCTCTGTTGATATGGTGAACCAACTAACAGAGTTACTTCCTATTAATCCACTGGGTGGCAATGGTGACGCACTTAGTGTAATTGTTCCTGATGCTGGGAAACCTTTGTACCAGGTATTTGCAAACAGGGATTTCTTTGGTAAGCCAATCTATAAGAAAGGGGACTATAATGAGTTGATGCCAGCGTGGACAAAGGCTTATAGCGGAACCGCAAAATGGATGGTAAACAGTGCGGAGTTTATCAATGAAGTATCAGGTGGAGATAAGTATAGGCAGGGGAATGTTGATTTGAATCCAGCTACAATTGAACATCTTTTCGAAGGGTATTTAGGTGGTATGGGGAAGACGGCTAATCAATTGTATAAGACTATATCAATGATATGGGATGAAGATGAGCGGATGTGGCGCAATGTCCCGGTGGCTAACAGGTTCGTGTCTGGTAGCGATAATAAAATAGAGTTTAGGAAGGTAAATGAGGTTTATTATCAATGTATGGATGAACTGAAGGAGACGGAACAGCGTTTGAGGGGTTATGAGAATGAAGCGGAGATGGGTATTGAGGAGTATGCTGAGAAGTATGATTTTCTTTATGATTCTAAGGAGTATGAACGATATCAGGTGATGAAGGAATATAAGTCGGTGATAGATGACATGCGAAGGGCTATTAAGGAGTCTGATCCGGAGGAGAAGAAAGAAATTGAGATGGAGATTAATCTAATGAAGATGGAGATGATAGATGAGCTAAAGGATATAAGATAGCTGGAATGAGGGGTGCCATTGATAGTGGTGCCCCTTATGATTAATGGATAGAATGTGCTTCTGTCAGGTTCTGTTTTCCTTTGCCGAAAATATGATGTCATGGCGAAAAGAAGATTGATACCCAAGTCGAGGATTACGGATAATGTAGAACTGGACAGTGTGAAAAGAGAGAGTAGCAGGGATTTAGGAAATAATTTTGATGTGTTGCTTCAGGCGCAACATTGCTGGGATGGGTTGAGACCTTATCGTGAGGAACGTTCCAGAAATAAAAGATATACTTACGGGGACCAATGGAGTGATATGGTGGAAGATGGGAACGGGAAGATGATAACGGAGGAAAAGTATATCATGGAACAGGGGAGTATTCCTTTGAAAAATAATCTGATAAGGAGGCTGGTTCGTACGGTAATGGGAGTGTATAGAGGGCAAAGTAAGGAGCCTACTTGTACGGCTAATGACAGGGATGAACAGAAGCTGGGGGAGACAATGAGTATTGCCCTGCAATGTAATTGGAAAGCAAACCGCATGCAGGAGGTGAATGGGAGAATCTTTGAGGAGTTTCTTATCAGTGGCGGAGCTTTTGAGAAGGAGACGTATGACTGGAGGAATGACAAGATGGACTGCTGGAGTGATATGGTCAGTCCGAATCATATTTTCTTTGATGGGGTGATGAGGGATGTGCGGCATTGGGATGTGTCTCTTATCGGTGAGATTCATGATTTGACTTTTGAACGGTTGTGCGTGTCTTTTGCCAGGTCTCCGGAGGATTATAAGAGGTTTCGGGAAATATATAATTTGGCTGCTGATAGGAAATTTCTGTCGGAGTATGCGGATCGGTTAGCTAAGAGCAGATTGGAAAATATTGATTTTCTATCTCCATATGATACAAACCTGTGTCGGGTGATAGAGGTGTGGAGGAAAGAACAGAAACCGAGATATAGGTGCCATGACTATTTGAATGGCGATTATTATAAGGATGAGGTGGAGAATCTTTCCAATATAGAGGCCGAGAACCAGGCGAGAATAGAGGAGGGTATAGCTGCTGGTATGGATCAGGATGATATCCCGTTGATTGAGTATGACTGGTTTATGGATGATTATTGGTATTATCGTTTTCTGACTCCTTTTGGGCAATGTCTGATGGAGGGGGAGACTCCTTATAAACATAGAAGTCATCCATACACGATCAAATTGTATCCTTTCATTGATGGGGAGATTCATAGTTTTGTGAGTGATGTTATTGATCAGCAGAGATATGTGAATAGATTGATTACGCTGAATGACTTTATAATCAGAGCCAGTGCCAAGGGAGCACTGCTGATTCCGGAGGAATGTATACCTGAGAATATGACTGTGGAGGATTTTGCTGATGAGTGGGCACGTTTTAATGGGGTGATTGTTTATACTTCGGGGAAGACGGATAAGGTTCCTACACAGGTTGCGAATAAGAGTACGAATATTGGGATTTCGGAAATGTTGCAGATGCAGATGAACTTGATGGAGGATGTGACGGGGGTGACCGGAGCACTTCAGGGAAAACCCGGATATTCGGGTATGAGTGCTTCGTTATATAATCAACAGCAGCAGAACTCTTCTTCTTCTTTGCTTGATTTGCTAGAGTCGTTTTCTAGCTTTATTATTGAGTCGAGTATAAAGAAGGTGAAGAACATTCAGCAATTTTATGATAGTAAACGGGTGCTCAATATTGTGGGACAGAATGCGAATGGTGTTTCGGAGTATGATCCTGAGAAGATAAATGATGTTGAGTTTGACCTTTCTATCGTAGAGAGTGCTAATACTCCTGTTTATCGGATGATTGCCAATGATTTCCTGATGGAAATATGGAAGGCGGGACAAATCAGTGTAGAACAATTGCTTGAAAATGGGAATTTTCCTTTTGCAGACAGATTGTTACAAAGTATAAAGAGCCAGCGGGAGGAGATAGAGAATGGGAAGGTTCCGCAAGGAATTTCACCGGAACTTCAACAACAGGTAGCTCAGAACGCTAATCCACAGGCTGTGCAACAGTTGCAGGCTGCAATGAAATAGGATAATGGGTAGCTGGTGAGGCTACCCGTTTTGTTTTATCTGACTGCCATCTTGTACTGGACGGCTAGTATTTTGAACTTTAATTTTAAACGGGTGAGAAGTGGTAGCCGATATTTGTTCTTTCGTTGGAGCCGAGATTCTTTCATGTATTTGTGGAACATGATGCGTTTGGATTCCTGAATGCCGGGA